CGCGGCCTGCACGGCAGCACTGTCGGCGTCGTACGCAATCGGTGCCGTAGTATGCCCGTCGAACGTCAGCGTGAAGGTGTCCCCTGCAATGCCGCCGCTCAGCGTGATGGTTTGGACTTCGTTGGATACACAGACACCGCTAATCGCATCTGCGTCTGTGCCCGCCAAAGCATTGATGAACTCGACGGTATAGCCAGTGCTTGTGGCCAGCACAATGACATTTTCACCAAGTTCAGCTTCCAATACCGCTTGGACCTCAGCGGCCGTGGCACCATACGCCACCGGCTCAAGTTCGATGGCGCCGTAGGACAGGGTCAGCGTGTCATCGACAGCCCCGCCGGTGATGACGATAGTTTGCAATTCATTGATGCACACGCCAATAAGCAGCGGTACGTCCGTTTTGGCTAGGTCATTAACAAACGTAACGGTGTACGGTCCACCCGCATTCCCCGCGACAGCGACGTTGCCGCTGCCAACCGTAACGAGACCACACAGTGCGGCTTCTACCGTTCCGGCTGCGGCGTTATACGCAAGTGTCGAAGTCGTAGCACCCTTGAACGTCAACGTGAACTTGCCACTGGAATTGAGCCCAGTCACAGTGACCAACTGGCTAGAATTGCCTATCGGCACAGCGGCAATGAAGACAGTGTGTGGGTCGTCCACTTCAAGTTTGAAATACTCGTCGGCTGGCAACGGGAATCCGGTCGTGCTTGACACGTTTGCGTGCCCAACATACAAGACGCCCGTGTTATTTTTGTTGGCGTAAAGCGTGACGCCTTTGAACACCTTGGCTGGCGCGTAACCTTCAGCGACAATCGGCTTGGCCACGATGTCAACGTGATCCTGGCCTGTGTAAAACGTGGGCACAGCAGTCTGGAAGCAATCCATCGAAGCGACCCTCATTCAAATGTGTTTGCACCTGCGCCACGCTGTTGCGACACGGTGGAATTGTTCAGAGCGGTGTCGGTAGCACCCATTTTCTCAAGGCTGCCTGCCGTTGGCTCAATGGATAAGTCGCCTGCGCCACGCGCTCCTGCGTCCTTTTGAGCCGCGATGATTCGCGCGGCGCGTAATGCGTGAGCCTCACGCGCCTTTACGTACTCTTCCTTGTTGAACCCGAGCGCGAGCGAGCCTGTCTCGTCGCCACACAGACCCTGTTCCATCGCCATTGCAATCGTCTCGGGATCGCTGGTGGTGTACGGGGCCGCGTCAATCTCTTTATTGATCTGTTCGATAACGCTGACTGACACTTTTCCGCCTAGAAGTGCTTGCACCGTGCATTTGGCGATTTCACGTTTGGCTATCTGACTGGGAACCTTCGCCATGAGGCCGGTCAACTTCGTCGATTCGTCGATGCGGTCAGCATCCGTCTTGAGACTGTAGCGATCGGGATACTTGATGACAGGGACCAGACGCTTTGACGGTTCGCGCTCCTCATACGCCGCCCAGTATTCGGAGAGCAGTTTCTCAGCCCCTTCGAGCACGAGGCCGATGTAGGACAAGCCGTTTTCCAGGCCCTGGTTGTCATACGACTTGGACTCGGCCGATTGACGCGCGCCCAGTGACGCGACAGCGAGGTTGATGAGAGTCCGTATGTCGTCCTTCAGACTGTCCTGCAACGTCTTCGACGCGATCAAAGGCTCCGATGACGGGTTGATGAATCCAGGGCGATCGGTCTCTTTGGCGTACAGGATACCCGTCGTGTTGCCGATCCGCATCTCTTTCGCAGTCGCGCCTTGGCCACCTTCGGTCGCGGTGCCCTCATGCCCGTCGGGCCCCCTGAGATGCGTCACACCTTCGCGTCCATCGGACTGCCGCGTGAAGATGGGAACATTGGACTTCCAAGCGTAGCTGACATCACTGCTGGCCAGATTCAACAATGCGATCTGGTGCGTGCATACGTCCTTCAGCAACCCGTCGCCAATGTCAAGTAACACAAACGGAATCCGCGAAAGTTCAAGTTCGATCGGCTTGTCGTTTGGATTTCCGTCGCGGTCGGTCTTCTCGCCCTTCTCACTGTAGAACTGCAAGGACACCTTGCCACGCGCGTCGATCCACAGATAGCGAAATCGCAGCACAGTCGTGTCGGGCAACCCTGTGTCGGCATCGTACGTCATCACTGTGTCGCGGAGCAGCAACGTCTCAAACTGCGACTGGCCCTCGGAGCGCGATAGTGTAAAGTTACGGATGTCTTCTAGGCGGTATGGATACAGGTACGGCGTAGCACCGACAGTGTCGCTTTGCCGCGCGCCGGCAGGCACTTCAGGAAAATCGACATACACCCCAACCTTTCCCATCAGCAGCAACTCGGTCAGAACACTCCTGCCACCGATGAATGCGTTCATCGACGACCCACGACGATCGACGCCACCATTCAAACCTTCGACGGCCCGCCCGTATGCCGCACTACCACCGGTTCGCCGGACATCACGAAGTCGCTGGAAAATAGCGTTTCGGATTTCCAGCAACGCGGCCTTCGCGTGCGTCTGAATCGGCGTCATCGACAGCCGCTGCGCGTAGTCCTCCGTAGACTCACGGTTACTGTACCGTTGAAGATATGTCGTGCGGTAATACGTTCCGCCGTTGAAAGTGTCGCGCCAACAAGTCCAGTCTTGCGACAGCGACTCCCAGAGTGGGAACTGCGAATTGACGATGTTTTGCTTGACGGGGTCCATCAGATTCGCACCTCTGTACGTTCAACGTAGTCCGCCAATGCACGCATCCGATCGGCTGAATCCCTCACAAACCCGAGGACACGATTACAGTTGTCGCAGAGAAAGCCCCTGAACGCGCCTGTCTCGTGGTCGTGGTCAAGACACAGACGCTGTGTGCATTCAACCTCGGGAACGCCACAGACGTGGCACTTGCCGGTGAACGCCGCTGTCACTTCTTCAACCGTTGCAGTGCAAGGTGAATAGCCTAGTTGCTTTGCCGCATGTTGTGCGCGATAGATTGCCATCTTGAACCGGTTCACTTCTGCGTACTGCTGTCGTTCCAACTTATACACGTCCCTATACACCCGGCACCGTTCACGTTGTTTCGCCAGGACGCCAGGGCGATTACGGTATGCACGCCGTTTCTTACGCGCCTCAGGTGTACTGTTACGTTCGCGCATCGCTATGCAAAAGCAGTCTTTGCATTCCGCTCTGCGGCCGTCCGTGACTCTTCGGTCTGTGTAGAACTCGTCCAGTTCCTTTTCAACGCCACACTTTCTACAGACCTTCGTGTTCATATTCCCTTGATGCTTCGGGTGGTGTCAATCGGTGCGTACTTCAATCCGATGCCCGCATAATTCAATGCGTGTGCAAAGTGGTCCGGTCCAGTGTTGATATAGACGCCGATGACTTCACCCATCGGGTTCTTCTCAACCGTCCTCGTCAGGTTCTTCACGTGCGTGCTGAACTCGTCAGGGATGTCGCCAGGCAACCAAATACGCGACGGATTGACCTTGAACCGTCCGAGCGTCTTGCCGAGCCATGACGTGCGATCTACCTGCAACATCGGGGCTCCACTGTCTGTGTCCTTGACGGTGATTTCATTGCCTTCGTTTCCGCCGCGATACCGTGTCGTGGCGGCGAAACCGTCGAACCTGCGACAGAACCTTCGTGCCTCATTCACATTCGGGTCTGCGTCCACGACTGCGTATAGCACCTGCCACTCGGCCATCAACTGATCGAGTCGATCCCAATCCTCTCCAAAAAACTTACCAACCCAGAGCACCCTGCAAATCGCAGAGTCGCCAAGGTCCGGGCCGAGTTCGCGGTCGAATAGCCATTCACAAATGACGATGTAGGATTCGCGTTCGCCTTGGTCCACACCCATCGTGATGAGCCGGCCGCTCCGGGTAGGCCGCAAGCCGTCCATCGAATATGGGCTAGCTGCACAAGCGACTGCATTAGCGATCATCGCGTCAGTCACTTTTGCGCCGGGGCCGACGTAGGGCAAACCTAGTTTCGAGTTGTGAAACTCTTTCGCCGCGAACTCGTTATTGATTCCCTCGAAATGTGCGACTACCAACTCAGCCGGTGATACGGTGAAAGAGTACAACTGGCTGATATGGAAACCGCGAAACTCTTTGTTCGCGTTAGGTGCGGTCGAGACCCATTCAGCGTCGGCCAGAAACTCGGGCTTAGCTTCCTGCGCCAACCTCGCACCACACTCTTTGCACTTCAGATAGGAGTCCTTGCAACGCGGGTCCGTCGCGTACTCTCCGCAAACCTGAATGCAACCCGGCCATACCAACTCTGTCCGCCTGCCGCAATGCGGACACTTGAACATGAAATGTTCTTGCGTCGTGTCCTTGTACAGCTTGTGAATGCCGTGCTCCGGGACGGTTGGTGTCGAGATGCCCCAGACATGCTTATGCAATTGTCCTGAAAGCCGTTCCAATGCCTGCGCGACTTGCTGGCGGTCCATCCGATCGACCTCATCAAAGATAAGTTCCGACACAGGAATCGACAGCAGACTATCGCGTCCGCGCGTGCCGCGAATGTACATGCAGTTATTGCCGGCCCGCTTCAAGTTGACCGCGTTGGTGTCGGTGAACACTGAGTCGAGGTATGGGCTCAGACTTAACGCCGGTCCCAAACGTGACTTGCTGAAATCGCTTGCCGCGCCTTGCGTCGGCATCAAGTACAGCACGTCCCTCTTCATTCTGTCGATGGTGTACAGTGCGCGATTGATAGCGACCTCAGTGACCCCGAGTTGTGCGCCCTTTAAGACCCAGGTATAAGGCGTCCAACTGTCGTGCATTTCCCGACACCACGGATGATAGCGCCAAGAGTAATTACCGGCGAAGTCGCCGCCCATGATCCTCCGATGCTGTGCCCACCGCGAACAGGTCGTCAACGACGTGGCCGTCATATTCTCGGCCAGCGCCGCGTCGAAATCAGCCATCGTGATAGGCATACGTGCTACGATCTCTTGAATGCTGTGCGTGCGGAGTTCGTCTTTTCCGTTACGCAGAAGGATGAACGTCGGGACGGCTGTGACGCCGTACCGTCTCGCAATGACTGGGTGTTCGTCAATGTCATACCGAGTGACCTTCAGACCGGCCTTCTCCAGCCGATCCACAATCGGGGCTGCCGCACGACACGGCAGGCACCACGAGGCGTGGAAGACAAGCAGACTGATCCTGTGTGGGACTGGCACATGGATCGGAATCGGGCGCGGTGCGATCACCGACTGCTGACAGCCGGATAAAGCCAGAAGGAGCAACGCGGCTGAGATCAATCTTTGAAGCATTCATTTTTCTCATTTCGTGCTACGTACTCGGCCAAAGCCAAGATTCGATCCGACGACCCACGACGATCGACGCCGCCATTCAAACCTTCGACCGCGCGCCCGTAGGCGGGGCTACCGCCGGTTCGCAGAACGTCACGAAGTCGCTGGAAATCTGAATCGACGGCATCGACAGCCGCTGACTGTAGTCCTCCGCCGATTCGCGGTTGCTGTATCGCTGAAGATACGTCGTTCTATAGCACGCGCCGCCATTGAACGTGTCACGCCAACAAGTCCAGTCTTGCGACAGCGACTCCCAGAGCGGGAAACACGAATTGACGATGCTTTTCTTGACCGGGTCCATCAGATTCGCGCCTCCGCGTGTGCCACATAATCCGCCAATGCGCGCATCCGATCGGCTGAATCCGTTGCCAGCCCTAAGATATGGTTACAGTTGGCACAAAGCCAGCCGCGAAACTCGCCAGACGAATGATCGTGAGCCATACACAGGCGCGATGCACACTCAATCTCGGGCACGCCACAAGCGTGGCAGCGTCCAGCGTACGCTGACTTTATCTCCTCGACAGTGTAGCCACGTCGCCGAGCATGGGTACGCGCGTTGCGTATCGCCGTCTTGTATCGCACGGCCACCCTATATTGGCAGCACCGCTCAGGATATTGCCGCTGGTACGTCGCGCCGCATTTCTTTTTACAGACTTTGCACTGTGTGGTGCGCCCATCTCTGTGGGTGCAGCTACCGTAGAACTCAGCACGCGGCTTCGTATCACTGCACGTTTTGCAAGTCTTCGTTTCCAACTCAGATGCCCCTGATGCTTCGGGTAGTGTCGATGGGCGCAAACTTCAACCCCAACGCCGCATAGACCAGACTGTGGGCAAAGTGGTCGGCTCCGTTCCCTGTTGTGACATAGACGCCTGCCACATCCCCCAGCGGCCCCTTCTCGACAGTCCGCGTGAGGTTCATAATGTGCGTCTTGAACTCTTCAGGTATATCCTTTGGCAGCCAGATGCGTGTCGGGTTGACTTTGAATCGCCCGAGCGCCGCGCCGATCCAACTCGTACGATCCACTTGGACCATCGGTGCGCCGCTGTCCGCGTCCTTCACGGTGACTTCGTTGCCCGCACTGCCACCGTGATACCGTGTGCGTGCGGCGTAGCCCTCGAACCGACGACAGAACCGGCGGGATTCGCTAGGATCGGGATCAGCATCGACGACGGCATAGAGAACTTGGAACTCAGCCATCAATTGGTCCAACTGTGACCAGTCACTACTGGGAAACCGCCCAACCCAGAGCACCTTGCAAATGGCTGACTCTCCTAGATCGGCACTGAGCGGACGATCAAACAGCCACTCGCAGACTACAACGTGCGAGATTACCTCGCCCTGATCTACGCCCATCGTGATGAGCCGGCCGCTTCGTGTCGGGCGCAAGTCGTCCATCGAATGGTCACGAAGCGCGTTATTAAACATGTCGGCCGTGACACGCGGCTTCGTATCACTGCACGTTTTGCAAGTCTTCGTTTCCATTAGATCACTGCGGCGATGACAACGGGACCGGCGACCTTGGCGACTTCGATCGCAATCTTCTCAGCCGCCTCGATTCGCGCCCTCATGGCAGCACGGCCTTCCGGCGTCTTGATCTTGGCGCCGAGCATTCGCTCGAAGGTGCCTTCCAACTCTTGGATGATCGCAGAATTGCCAGCCTTAACGATGACTGCGGCATTCTGGATAGCTGTGAGAAGGTCATCAACCTCCCCGACCGTCACTGCCTCCAACGCTTCGGGCAACTTGACCAGGCCGAGTTTGCGCAACTCGATGGACAAGGCTTGTGTGGCCTTGCGAATGCTGGTCACACTCTTCTTGCCCTTGAAAATCAACTTGCCGATTTCGCGCCCGGCGACAAGACACCCGGCCGCCGCCAACACCCATATCAGAATCTGTAGAAACATCTGTTTACCCTTGCTTCAAAGACGTGGACTGATTACGCCGCGCGCTCACAAGACCGAGCACGGTGCCGACGACCAAAAGGAACACACAGAGACCGACGCCCCAGTCAGGATCAGTCGGTGCGATGTCCGGCGTCCCACCGTCATCGACTGGATCGGGTGCCGGATCATCCGGTGTCACCGGGTTTGGCTGTGGACCCGGATTCGGTTGCGGCCGGAGCGGGAAGATGCGATGACGCTGCGCCGCGTTGGCGATTGCGTTATACAGATCAGCCGGTACTTGCTTACGTGTCGCCTCAAAAATCACGCGCCCCACAGCGTCTTGCACGCGCACAGTCGGGGTGCCTTTGATAGACGGTTTGTAGTGCTCAAACATCGGATTGTCGGTTGTGACCGGTAGATAGTGGCATTGCTTCCGCAACTCTGCCAGCTTGCCCTCGTGGAATTGCTGAATGATCGACTGGTACTGCGGGTCGTTTGCGTCCCCGATCACGGAAATGTACCACTTGTCGCTATCCTCGGGCAGCTTGAGAACACGTTCTTCGGCACCGTAGCATGTCGAGCAGAGCAACACTAGAAAAAAGAAGTATCGCATGTATTCACTCAGGGGTAGGAGCTATTGGTGCGTGTTGCAGGTTAGTAGCGGCTGCACCCGCTTCGCTTCACTGGGTGCTGGGGCGCTCGGTGTATACACCGGCGTCACCGCCCACGAATGACTCTTGAACCAGTCCGCTAGGAACTGTTCGCGTGGAATCCAAATAACCTGGCCGACTGAATTATTGTCGAGGATGCCAGCGTAATTATCATTCAAAGCAACGAGGCATACCATGTGCGCGTAATTGTTCACGCCGACGGCGCATCCACGATGAGTGCGGATGGACCAGTTCAAAAAATTTACGTCCTTCTTCCCGTAGGTCGTCGCGTACCGGATGCCAAGCCGCTCAAAAAGTGGTTCGACATCACTCGGCGACGCGCCATCCCCGCAGTTCTGACGAATCCACGCGGCTGTCACCGGCCGATTCTGCCAGCGGAATAATGTCACGAGGCTGGCCCACACACACGAACCTTGTCCCCGCGAACCGCGCCAATTCGTCTGACGTGCCGGCACTGGTACGTCCACGACAACTGACGGCAGCGTCACGGCAGCACAAACAATGAATGCGAGTTGTGGGATTATCAGCCGCCACACCGGCGTCAAAGAAGTCATGTTACTACGTTCTCCCGCCGGCAATCCGTTTTCCCCGCGCTGAGTCGAACACGCTTTTGATCCTTGCCCATGCGACGCGCAACGAGGTGATGGAGCCGCATACCGTCACTTGACCGCACGACATACCCCGAATAAGACATCCGCCAGGCCCATTGGTTCAAGTAGTCGAAGTCTTCACGACTGACGACCGCTTGGCACTGTTCGGAACCTTGCCGCCAGGCCGTGGTGAGCCGAACGGCCTTGAGCGAGAGATTGTCGCGTTGGCAGTTGAGTGGGTTCCGGTCATAGAACCGCACGACGCCGTCCTTGTGCATCTCGGGAGACATGCGCAAGGCCACTTCATGTTGTAGCCGCACGTCGTGCCCGCCGTCCCTTCGAATAACATAACCACCACGCACGTGCCACCTGTGCTGTGCCAGGCAGGCGTCTTCGTCGCTAGTGAACGCAACCCGACCGTGGGGAAGTTGAATTGTCACCATTATTTCAACCGGCGTGGTTTGAGCACAACATGGTTCCGCCGCAAGCGTCTGGCGAGACGGTTGGGGTTCCAGCGTGAGGCATCATCCGTCAGCAGCAACCCGATTTCACAATATGCTTTCGCCAACCACTCGCTGCAAAAGATTGTGTGAAGGTCTTCGGGCCTAAACAGCGACTCGACCCATGACAACCCGATACCAGCCGATCGCATCGCACCTTCTTGATCGTACGGCACCCCGATTGTTCCGACCAAGAAGTCACTCAGCCGCTGTGACTCAAAGCTATACAGTGGGCGTGACAGTGGATGTGCCCAGACGCGGCCTTTGTAATTTGTCAGCACGTCATCCAGGCGATGCGCCTGCGTGCCGTTGAACAACTTCTGCTGTATCACGCACGGACGCGAGTCGAGCGTCGTCGATTCAAACAGCAACAACTCACCACGGTGCTCGGCCATGATCCCGACGTGTGACAGACCCCAGCGCGGAACACCGAGAGTGACGACGTTGATAATGTCGCTGAGCCCGCATGCCCCGCTGAATCCGAGCAACGTTCCTGGTTGCAGGTTGGCAGTGGCTGCACCCACTTCGCCCGCAGACGCTTGATCGCGGTCTGGAATCCACTTCTTGGCCATCACTGTAACCCTATACACACACACGACTTAGCGAATTGGCTTGTCGCGCAGCCCGACAGCCCGATGCTACATATACTATAGGGAAAAACAGCGACTTTAGGCCAGAAATTCGCCGTTTGGCGAAGATTTACGCCTTCGGCTTGGCCCCGGCCTTGGCCCCGGCCTTGGCCCCGGCCTTGGCCCCGGCCTTGGCCCCGGCCTTGGCCCCGGCCTTGGCCCCGGCCTTGGGCTTGGGCTGCTGCTTCAGTTCGCGTTGGATTTCGATCGCGGCGTCCATCAGAGTCCGCGCTCGCGCGATAAGCAGAGCGGTTTCAACAACGTTTCCTGTTTGTTCGGCAACCCATACCTTAACGGCGAGTCGAGTAATATCCGCTGAAAGATCACCGTCGTCGAGCCGCACTCCCCACCCATGTTCCGTGCGCTTCCATTGGTACGGATGCTGCCGTCGCCGGTGCATGATGCGATAGACAGTCGGCCCGTTGAACAGCGTCCCAATAGCCGTCCTGTGCCCGGCTGCATTCAGATACTCCGCGATCTGACTGTAGGTCATACCTTCCTTGCGAAGCCGATCGAAGGGCAGTAAACTGTACAGCTTTTGCGCCTTGATCTGCCGCACCTTCGCCGCTTCTCGGATGGCCTTCTTTTGGGCACTGGGACGTGTCTTCTTAACCGCCGGGTTTGCGAACCCCATGACCTTCCCCACAAGTTTTTCTTTCGTCTCTTTGCTCACTACCCGCGCGAAGAATCTGGCCTTTTCCAACGCGACGTGGCGTGTCTTATTGTTGAGATACGGCTTGTCACAGCAAATGAACTCAATCCCGTCAAGCATGGATAAGACGACGTGGCTACGTACGAGACTTCCGATCCTACCGATTATGAGGCGCGACCCTGTCTCACGAGCGTGCGAAATTGCCTCCTCTAGCCCGGAAAGCGACTTTCCTGTGCTAGTATACTCTGCCCCAATCGTCCCGTACTCCTCGGCCAAGTACCGCTGGTCGTGGACGGGAAGTCTGATCCACAGTGTATTGTCCATAGCCACAGGGTACAACACTATGAAGGCTTTGTCAATCGAGAACAGCATGGTCCAAGCATTCCGGGAGCAGGTCCGCGAGTACCAACCCACTGCTGAAGGGATAGGACTGCTACCCGAGCCAGGCGGTAGCATCGAGAACCTTCGACGACTGGGGCGTGACATCCTCGCCGTTCTGAACGGTACACACGTGCTGGTGGTTTTCAAGACGGGCGAGACCTACCTGACCAGCCTGCCGCCCGGTCCCGAGTTGGCCGATCTCCTGACCGAGTTGAACCAGGGCGACTTTGTGGACCGCGACGAGCTACTCCGCACATTTGCGACGTGGCCGACCGACCTTGAGGGACCACTACCTATAACGGGTGGCATAGGAAAAGCGCCGTTTGGCCAGTCGTTACCTTAGTTTGGCCAGTCGTTACCTTCCGTTTTGCGCTCAACAACTCGATTGGCCCTTACGTATTCAACGACTTACGTCTCAGCAGGCCAATCGAGTTCCTTGTTTGCTACATTACACGCTATACTATTCTTGTTTTGACTACGGTCCCAAACACGTTTGTATATGGCTAAATGTAGCAAACAAGGAACTCGATTGGCCTGCTGAGACGTAAGTCGTTGAATACGTAAGGGCCAATCGAGTTGTTGAGCGCAAAACGGAAGGTAACGACTGGCCAAACTAAGGCAACGACTGGCCAAGATTTTCCTCACAAGGGTGGTTTTATCCATCCAATGGGTGGAGAGCATCGAGTAACGCTCGCGGTAGTAGTCATGCCCCCTGTCGTAAGGGTAAATACCCCTCCCTTGGATGTAGTATGCCCGAGTGGAACGGCAGATGCCAGGCGTGTCAAGGCATGTCAAGGCATGCCCGAGCCGCCCGAGCCGCCCGAGCCGCCCGAGCCGCCCGAGAGGAATTGCCGCGTCATTGACTCTGTCGATCAGGCCCGCCGGTGAGCAAACAGCCCCGGAATCGACTGTATCAAGCGTGCTGGTTGGGAGGGCGATTTTGACCCCTCCCCCTACCATTCGGGTGGTCTCTCAGCGCGTTGTGTAGCATAGTAGGCTAGATAATACCGCGTCCAAAGTCGCTCCAATGCAATAGGTTACGACTCGCCAAGGGCGCGCCTTGTCCTTGCCATTGGGGACAACAGCCAGCCTGCTACCCCGCCATTATGGTGTATCAATATGATACACAACGTGACGTTACGTAGTGTATCATTTTGATACACCCTAATGGGGAGGGAACAAGGTCAACTGCGCGTGAGTATAAGCGGAACTAATACTGCGCTTACCGCCTGCTAATGCTGTCGGGTACTATGGGTCGTGGTGTTGTGTCGTCACCTATACTACATCTTGTGTCCATGCTGGCTACTGACGCTGATTGCCTAGTATTAGATTGCCTTATACGGTCGGCGGCGGCGGCGGCGGCGGCGGCGGCG